AAATCAAGGGCAATTCTGAAGAAAGCTCAAATATGAATAGTGAGCGATACAATCAGTCGAAACGTCTATTTCAGCAGTATTGGAAAAACGTAGGTCAAGACACTGTCCATCTACAGGAATATGTATTGGATTCCGAATCGTGTTTACTGTGCAATCAAGGCGAATTGATTCCATTGGAAGAAGAGGGTGTATTGATATGCAATAACAAAAAGTGTGGCAAATTCGTGATTCATATTGTAGACAATCAAAAACCACTAAATAAGGAAATGCCAAATGAAGTATCCTATACTGCTTACATTCGATTGAATCACTTCAAAGAAATCTTGTCTCAATTCCAAGCAAAAGAAACGACCCGAATCCCCGAAGAAGTATTGGATGCAGTTCGACAACGGATTAAGAAAGAACGAAAGAAAATCAGTGAGTTGAACTATACAGAAATGCGTAATATATTGAGTATTTTAGGCTACAACAAATACTTTGAGCATATTCAATACATCAATTCCATTTTAGGCATAAAACCTCCAGTAATGGACGAAGAATTAATTGAAACGTTGTGTGTGCTATTTATAGAGATACAACAACCATGGGCCATATTTTGTCCATTGACAAGAACCAACTTTTTCAATTACACATATATTTTGTGTCAGTTGTGTGTTTTACTGGACCAACACCAATACCTTCCTTTTATTCCAATGATGAAGGATCGAATCAAACAATTGGAACAAGATATGATATGGAAACAAGTATGTGAATACTTGGATTGGGAATATTATCCTACTGTTTAAAAACTATTTAAATGGTATAATTATAAATAATTATAATGATACATCACAAAGCATGCCATCAATATGGACTTGATACCCTGATATTTAAAGCATGCAAACATAATACATCAACGGATTATTACTTCTTTATATGGGACTATTGTTTTTCAAAATCAAAAATATCATCCAATTTTTTTCATGAAAAATGCAATATTAATAATACATGGAATTATGCACTTCAGTTTGAAGACACCACAAAATATTCGATTGTTGAAAATAGTCCTAAATATGGATTTGGTGACTACAAAGTAAGACAAATTGATAAACAGGAAAATTATATCGTAAAAGCAATATCTCATTTTTATTCTTGTGAAAAATATGGACAGTGTCAAAAAATTAGTCATAATGATATTCCCACGATTGATACTACTAAATATATAATTCAACCTATGCTAAAAAGCAATAAAGGCGAGGAATTAAATGTCTTTGTTTTTAAAAACTTTAATAAAGATTGTATACATTTATTTGGCTTTCTAAGCATATTTAATGCAGCCAATTATGTCAACAGAAAAAATGATAGAGGTTGTCAATTCCAATATTGTGACCTAAAGACTGTTTTTGGTGAAAAAAATATGAATAACTTAAAAGAATACTGTAAATCAATTCATCTGGATTACGGACGAGTGGAATTAATAAACGATATAAATCGTGGATGGTGTATTATTGATATTAACAATAGCCCAGGTGGTGGTCCATTGTCAAATACTGTATATAAATTGTATGTTCAATTATTTAATGATTTATGAAAAACTCTAATAAATACAGAAACACCACTCTTCTATATTATCATTCCTACTAAAAATGAAAATATATTATGGTAGCAAAGACGTTTGGAAAGATGTCACTGGTATTTGCTGGGCAAAACTGAGACATCACGACCACATTATTATTCCCGCAGGTGACATGAATCGCACTTCTTTTTTCGGTGACCCATTATTTGGGACTCTCAAATCTATAAGGATTGAAACTTCTTCTACTACACATACTTATGATCATCGAGCCAATATTAAAGTTCATATTAAATCAGAACACATTCTCGTGAAATCCTATGCGGATCCTACTGTAGAAAACCAGTTATTTTCCCTGCATGATAAACTAACTTTCCACCATGGTAGTTTGAATGATGAATTCCCCGAGCAGTGTATGGTTGCCCATTATTTTACAGGCAACGAGACCGTATTGGAAATCGGAGGAAACATTGGTCGGAATTCGGTCATTATTGCTTCTTTGGTAGACAATCAAAAATATGTTGTAGTAGAATGTGACCCAGTCTCATGTGACCAATTACGGGAAAATCGAGATGCCAATCAGTTTACATTTGCCATTGAAGAGTCGGCACTCTCAAATCAGAAACTCATTCAGAACGGGTGGGAAACCTATCCAAGCGAGGTTTTAGTCGATGGATTCAAATGGGTCAAAACCATTGATTATCATTCTTTTCGAGAGAAATATCCTCTACGGTTCGACACTTTGGTTTTGGACTGTGAGGGTGCCTTTTATTATATTTTGAAATCGATGCCTACTATTCTTGACCATATTAAATTGATTCTTGTAGAAAATGATTATCCTACTATAGAACAGAAAATAGAAGTCGATTCTACGTTGAAATTATTGGGATTTTATCGGGATTATGTGCAACCTGGTGGGTTAGACTGGCTACCTTGCAAACACTTCTTTTTTGAAGTATGGATTCGTGATTGATAGTAAAAAACTGTAGAAAATGATATTATGATTTTTTACAGTCAATTGGGGGATTCTATTTGTTTTTATTTAGGCATATTGTTTAATCCTTCTTATCTTCGATGGTTGTTGCGTCATTGGAAGAGGCAAATGGTTTGCGGTTTTGCATTGGTTCTGCGACTTCACGCTCATCATAATTAATTGTATTGGCACCCACCAAATTTCCATTTTCGTCCATCGTTTGGGTCAATTTGTTACCACTTGCCTTTGCCTTGCGGACATTTTCTTCTACTGCTTTACGCTTAGATTCATACAAACGCTTCTCGAATTCTTCCTTGGCCTTTTTCTCGTTTTTCAGCTTCTCATGGTGTAATTGGTTGAGTTCTTCTTCCAAAAACTCAATGCGTCCAGTCTTGTATGCATCCGGGTCCAATGGAGTCCATACAAAGTTACGTCCTACGAAAATATCGTGGTTGGGGTCACGATCACGTAACTCTTTAGCATACTTTTCGGCCTCTTCGGCACTGGCAAAGTTACCTCTATTAATGAAACCACGGACGGACGTTTGGAATTTGTTTTCACGATTGTATTCTTCTCCTAAACGCTCTTCGTTTTTATCCATGAATTGTTTAAAGTCTCCTACAACATCTTCACGCTTTAGGACGTTTTCTTCTTCTTTGCAAAATGTGACTAAATCATTCATAATAACATCTGAATTGATGTTGTATTTGAATGCCAAAAATTGAGTAAAGTCGGAAAACATAGACAAGGCCTTACTGTATTGCCATTGTTTAACAAACTTCTCAAACATAAAGAGTTCGCGATTACGAATAATTTTTTCAGGGGAAACAAAGGAATAGCATCCATATGTTTGACTGGCAATGACGGGATCTTCCTTTAGCAAATCAACATAGGTTGGGTTTAATTTCCCCTCGGGAGTCATTTTCTTTTCAAAAGTGCGAGTAGAAGACATTTCTGGATGAATTAAGTAGTATACTTTAGGAAGAATATTTCATTTTAAGTTCTTTTTTGATAGGAAATTATTTTGTTTTTCTATAATATAATATTTACACGGATTATGCCAGGAACTGATTTTAGCGAACTATTGAAACGCGCCATTAAATACCTTGTTGAAGGTATTATGGTTGCTTTAGCAGCATTTGCCATCCCAAAGAGAAAGCTTGATGTAGAAGAAATCACCATTATTGCTCTTTCTGCAGCAGCGACATTCGCCATTTTGGATGTATTTGTCCCCTCCATGGCCAGTAGTGCAAGAGGTGGTGCAGGATTCGGTATTGGTGCCAACCTTGTCAAATTCCCCATGATGGGCAGATAAACGTATTTGACACAAAATAGTAAAAATATTTTCTTTTTCTACTATTACTTTATAGTATGGCAGAGTTTGCAAGAAAAAAAAAACCATTATTATCTATAAATACTGAAGAAAATAACCCAGAACCAGATTCTTTATATGAAAATGAAAATAAATTAAAAGAATATGACTTTGGAGATATAAAAGTTTTAATAGCTAACTATATTAAAAAAAATATCTCTACAACCAATAAAAATATATTTATTAAAGATTTTGAAAAGGTAAGTCAAGAAATTATACAAAAGCTAAATGGCACCGATAAAAAAAAAAAAACATTCAATGCCAATGCAAAAAACAAAAATATAGCATTGGATTCTTATTTAGATGGCATCTATGTCAAAAGCACTATAATACAAACATATGTCAGTAACTACTACATTAAAACTGCAGTATGTATGAATGTATATGCGCTATTGGTTGTAATTATAGAAATGATATACACTCAACTTGCCTATGATTTTTTTCAGAATTCTAATAACATGTCTGTTCCTGAACCACTATTTTATTTTGAAAAAGATAAATACTACTATTATGCTTATATAAAAACTGTAGAAGTAGATGACTCCTTTACATTATTTAAGAGTTTGGAAAATGGTGATAGTATCCAAAATATAGAAAAATGTTACCAAACCATCCACGTAAATCTTAGTAAATTAAATAATTATGGGATTTACCATAACGATGTTAATCCTGGGAATTTGTTCTTCAAACAAGATGATAAGGGTAACTATTCTTTCAAACTTATTGATTTTGGAAATGCATCGACCAAACCAAATGTTACTGCAGGAAATACTCTCGAGAAGTTAGAAGAACTTGAAAACGATAACCAATCTAAAGGAGCTTTAATTCCAAAAGATTTCAACAATTGGATTAAAGGCTATATAAATAATACAGGAGAAAATAAAAGTAGATCACATTCAACATACGGTGGTTCCAATCACCGAACCCGAAAAAGAAAGCAAAAGAAAAAAGCCTCACGCAAGAAAAGAAGCAAGAAGAATCGTCGTTCTCAAAAAAAGAATCGCAAACATCGACGACAATAATTATATTGACTGTAAAAAGCAGTAAATATAATTCTATTACTTAACGTCTCCAGAGCACAGGCAATTCATCAATATGTATGATTTTTTCTTCTTTTGATAGTTTCGCCTTGGCCTTGGGTTTCATTAAATATTCATTGAATGCCGAATGTTTCAGTTGTTCTTCGGGGGATTTATCGTGGACCAATCGTGCAATCATTTTATACAATTTAAAATTCGGATAACGTTCTTCTCCATTTCGTTTATACAATATATTCATCTTATTGTCATCCATACACCATGAAAGCACCAATTGTTGCAATGCCGTCATTTCCTTTGGCAATGGCTCATCTGGATCAAAGAAGAAACTATACAAAGAACATCCTAATCGGCATAAATCGAAGCTTTTATTCGGTTCCAACCTGGGTTTCTTTGGGTTAAAATACGGTTCTGTATTGTATTGGCCATTGGCATCACCTGTAGGACCAAAACTGTCACTGCAAAATAGTTTGTCTTGGAAACGGTATATACTGCGTCCAAAATCAATGATTTTAAATATACGACCATAGGTTGGGACTTTGTATACTTTTCTCTCTAATTGGTAATACAAATACTTGGTTTCTGTTTTCTGATAAACTATATTATTGGTATGCAAATCATTATGCGTAAACCAAAACATCTTTTGATATACAATCAAAGTAAACATCACTTGTAATAATGCAGCCAATATTTGGTTTTCCTCTAATTCTTCCTTTTCCAATAGGTCATCCATTGTTCCAGTGCACTTTTCCAATGCAATCATTTGCACAGGGAAATCGTATATATACAGTGGTAAAAACTCGTCTTCATCTTCATTACTACCATCATCACTATTGCCATCATCATCATCACCATCTTCATCGCTGTTGACTGTAGAATAATCACTTTCATCACCATCGCTACCACTTTTCTCTCCATCTCCATCTTCTTCATTATCTTCATTATCTTCATCTGTGCTATAGTTGATGGAACTAGTTTCTGAGTCATCATCTTTATCACTATTATCATCACTATCATCGCTCACATCAGAGTTGTCATCGTGCTTGGCATCAGTCGATTCATATACAGTAGTGACTTCAGCAAAATCACCCGTTGTTATACTTTCGGATTTCTCTCTATTTTCATTTTCAACAGTAGATACTTGTTCTACATCCAAAACAATATCATCTTCTACTGCATCTTCATCAAAACACAATTTAGGCCGATTTTGCTTCGTATTTTGATTCGTGGGACTTGGCCAATCGGTATCTCCTTTTAGCTCGTTTTTCTCTACATGATACATCGCTCCTGCATTTTCCAAAAAATAATCCGATTCCTGTAAATATTCAATATCGTCATATGCATTGAACACAAACTTCTTTTGCACACCCAAGAAAGAACCGTAGAATCCTATTCCATGAGGAATATCAAACTCTTGTTTTACATTACTAGAGAGAAAATTAAAAAAGGTGTCTACATAAGATGTATTATTTGCATCTAACAACTTCGCCATACATTGTTCTTCTGTGGAATTCAATTGGGGGAGTTCAAGCCACTTTTTGTTTTCTTTTTTGTATTTACCAATCAAGTAATGAATGGGGTCAATCAAAGGTGCTGATTTAATAAACATGGAGCAGGGTTGTTTGATTTTGGTATCGTGGTCGATAACATTATCGGCATCTACAATGTATTGCTTTTGTCGGAAGCAAACTTGGTTGTAATTGGATTCATTCAATGGGAAAAAATCCTTGTATATGGGATTGTAGGATTGGATTTTTGCCAATTCCCCAACTCTTTCTACTGTATCTAATTGTGGTAGCATGACATCATTTTGTTCAACGGAAATGGATTTCACGGAAGACATTGTTGTTTTATGGAATTTCTAAATAGTTTATTTTGATTTACTAAACGAACGTTCTAAACTTAAATATTATTTAGGAAGAATCTATATAATATTTCTAAATTCTAATTCATTAGTGCAAATACGAATAATGACTCTACAGTTAAAGAAATTTGATATGCGTAATATTACCTTTCGACCCGATGAAAATAAGGGCCCCGTGATTGTATTAATTGGTCGTCGTGATACTGGTAAATCATTTTTGGTGCGTGATTTGCTGTATTTTCATCAAGATATACCAATAGGAACAGTAATATCGGGAACAGAGGCAGGTAATGGATTTTATGCCAGTCATGTGCCTAAATTATTTATCCACGAAGAATACAATTCAGTTTTAATAGAAAATATATTACGGAGACAAAAGGCCGTGCTAAAGCAAATCAAAAGGGAAAATACAGAATATCGACGTTCTACGATTGACCCAAGGACATTTGTGATCTTAGATGATTGCTTATATGATAATACGTGGTCTCGTGACAAATTAATGCGATTGCTATTTATGAATGGACGTCATTGGAAGGTGATGTTAATCATTACTATGCAATATCCATTGGGTATTCCCCCTACTCTCCGAACTAATATTGATTATGTATTTATATTGCGAGAACCATATTTAACAAACCGTAAAAGAATCTGGGAGAATTTTGCCAGTATGTTTCCAACATTGGAATCATTTTGTTCGGTAATGGACCAAACGACGGAGAACTATGAATGTTTAGTGATTAATAATAATGCTAAATCAAATCAACTACATGACCAAATATTTTGGTATAAAGCGGAAAGTCGACCTGACTTCAAACTGGGATCAAAAGAGTTTTGGGATATATCGAAAGACATGGGTTCCGATGACGAAGATGAAGCATATGACCCCAATAAAAATAAAAAGCGCAAACCAGGAAGTCAAATAACAGTAAAGAAATCTAAGTGGTAAAGAATTAGAGTTTTTTTAATTTTTCAAAAATGTAATATTCATATTATCATTTGCTATAATACTATAATTATGAGAAAGTAAACGATTTACAAGTGCACTTGTTTCATTTGTAAAATCTTTCCCTTTCAGATACAAATCAAACTCAACTAAAATATACTTCGGAAATATAGAATCATCCAACATCTGATTTAATACTTTAATTTCAGCACCTTCAATGTCTAATTTTAATAAATCAATATTCGAATGGCCCAATAATTTCATAATATTTTTAATACTATCGACATTGACTTCATCGTAAGTTGTTCCAAACATATTTTGGATAAGAGATTGAGAAACGTAATTTTCATTGGTTTGTTTGTAAAAACGTAAAGTATCTTTTTTATTCCACAATCCTATGTCTAAATATTTAAATTTATTTATATTTGGCAATTCATTTTTGATATGTGATAAGTAATCTTTTTGAATATTTCCACTAAACATAAAGTTCGGTGTTTTGTAAAATTGTTTTACTTCATGAAAATGACTTATCGATTTAACGGTAGGATCAATGAGAATTATATTACTATTATATTTACTCTGCAGTTTTATATCAAATGAAATATCCTCACCTACACCGCCAGAATACACAATACTATTCTCATTTAGGTCCATTTGTTTGGGAACAATCCATCCTCCGTAATTTGTGCCAACCTTCTCCATTTTATAGAATATAAATAAATATATTTTATATACTTTTCATATGAACATTTGTTTATTTATTTCAATATCTGTAATCAAAATTTTCATCTATTAATTTATGTATTAAATTATCTCCTTTTTTCAATGAAAAACAATTGGAATAAAATTTCAAATCATCATAAACTTGGTTCCAATATTCATCATTTACTTTAAATAATTTGTTTGTTCCTATTCTATATGTATCAAATCCATTTTTAGATAAAAAATCTACTATATCTTTCATTGGATTTTTTATACCTGGACCTCTATGATCATCTAAACAATCACTGCACTCAAATATAATATATTTGGTTTTCGCTAAATATTTTTCAAGTCCTTTGATTACATTACTGTCATTGCCTTCGGTGTCGATTTTTATAAATTTAATTATAATATTTTCATTATAAAATTCGTTATCTAAAACATTATTTAATTTTTTTACTTCCACGTCGCATATTTTTTTACCTCCACTTCTTAATCCAGCTAGCCCATTTCCTGCTTTATTATCATTATTTTTCCAATTGTGAAAAGAAGAAATGGTCGTTTCATTTGAAATACAATGTTTGAATAATTTTAAATTTTTGTCTTGCTTTATTTTTGGTTCTAATGCTAATATATTTAATGGATTTGGTTCAAAACATAAAATATTTTTATTTTGTTCCATACAAATAGCATTGATGTTCGGTATATATTTACCAACACAACAACCAACATCAATACCAACTATTTTACAATTAGTATCATCAATATGTGTTATGTATTTCTTCAATCCAACTAATAACTTTTCATGTCCATTATCACCAAAAAATTCATTCTTATTTTTAATATAATAT